CAATATATGAGTATTCAGTTCTATTAATAATTACTTTATAATAAACATCTTCTTCTTCAATAATTTCTTGACCAATAGACTTTGATTTATTAACAAAATCAATAATTGTCCCATCTTTTGCGTTATAAAATTTTGCGGTCATATAAAAAGTATTTCCTGTAATGTTTGTTCCACTAAAAGGTGAATCATCCAAAAACCAAAAGAAATACATATTTTCGGTATTTCTATAATTTGAACCCGTAAAAACCGGAAGAAAAACAAAATCATTCAACGGTAACGTTGAACCAGATGGTGTTCCTGTAAAATAAACTTTTTCACCCAATGGTAATATTAAATTTTTTGAAAAGACTAATCGTCTATTTGTTTGATTTGGTGAATCATCGTTGGTTGTTTTGTAAAACTCTAAACGAAAAAAACTTTCAGTTGATTGTCTTAACATTTTTGCATTTTCTCTCAATGTTATACCAACTGACTCATAATTCTGATTATATACACTTGAGGTGTTTAGAAAATAAAAATTATACCAAATATCAACTTGTGTAAATGTAGTTCCACTATTAGATGTTACTGAATACGGTGAATGAATGTATCTTGTTGTTTCATAGTTTTCAGCCGGATTTATTATGTCATATAAAATTTCTTGTTCCATTTGTTGTGCACTATCCGTCCACCCCAAATCTGACTTAAATGTTTGATTTGACGATAACAATATTTTTTGGTCGGTATCTTTTACTATAAATTTCATTAACACTTAAAACTTTCTATATTTTTAATTAAATCTTGTTTGTTTCTGTATATGTTCTCATTTCTTAAATAGAAATCAATATCACTTTTTACATAATGAATACCATTAATAAATGAAAAATTTGTACCTAAACCGTCCGAGTCAATAAACCCATGGTCATATAAATCTCTCCATTTCCACAACCCATCGTTTTGAAAATATTTTGCGTTTTGTGGTAATCCGTATATTTGATTAGTCGTTGATGTTTCGATATATGGTGAAAGTTGTCTTAATTTAACCCTATGATGTGGTTGATAAAACAAACCAAATTTGTTTGTTGCAGATGCACCAGAAAAGGTGACAGTTGACCCTGTTTGACCATAATCAAAAACAAAAAGAGGGTTTGAGAATCTATGGTATGCTTCACTAATAATCCTTTCCTTTAGTTCGGAAACATTATATTCAACAAAGGCACCATGTAATATAGTGTTAATGGGAACATCAGTACCACCGGTAAAATTGTATGTTACCGAATTTATTGTTTTAGTAAATGCGGTTGTTGGAATTGAAGTTTCAATAGTTGTTGAGCCGTCAAAATGTTGGTCAACCCATGTGTCATGGAAATTAAATTTCCATCCAACTTTTGGTGGATAATCAAAATACCCATTTCTATTTGATAATAATGTTGTTACATAAATTTCAGTTGGTAAATATTTTAAATTATTTGTTAAACCTGTTAAAATAAATGGTTCTTTAAAATCGTAAATTAAAGACTCCATCATATTTCTTTCCACCAAATAATCACTAATACCTTCACTATTTTCTAATAATAATTTTTTTTCATTTTCCCAAATGGATGATTCAAAACCCGCTTTATCCAAAATATAATCACCTCTTTCTGTAAGTGTTTTATGTTTGTGAACATAATATGTGGACGTTGTTCCAGTTAAATTATCTCTATCAATACACCTCTTACCAAACACAACAGTTGACAATGTTGTACCCGAAGGTAATTCAGATTTTGAAATGTCTAAAACAAATTTTTCGGACCTAAAAATAGAATCTCCAACAGAAATAACAGAAAATGTCCTACCACTCGCACTAACTGAACTATTTAAAGTCCCCCCACTAATTGTTATATATTCACCAGCCAATATTCCGTGTTCAACGGGACTTGTCAATTTATATGTTCTACCATTATCTTCAACTCTAAACGGTATTCCGTCTCCTGAAACAAAATTAAACACAGTATTACCACTTAAAGTATACTTCATCGGATAAGTCGTATCATGGTCATAAACATAAGACAAATGAATATTCCAATTATGATATGGTGCCATTATACTCGATATTGAAACGTGACTTGACTCCCCACTGTAAGATATTGATGGAGTATATGTAGTTATCGAAGAAAGTGTTTGTACTGAATTAGATTGTCTTAACACATCTTTTCTAAGAAAAGCAAATTCGTTGTATGGTATAAATCCATCAAAATTATTGTCTCCACCATCACCAACCAAATACAAATTCTTTAAAAGTGGTTCATAGTCGGTGTCACCACTATACAAATTTCTGAAAACCATTTTTAGTTTTCCGTGTATTTTGTAAGAACTACTTTCGTTTCTTTCTTTATTAAATAATTCAACATTATTTAATATGACGTTTCTATCCCCTTCTCTTAAAAGGTTTTGTGTTTCATCCAATCCAATTCTAATATTTTGGTCAACATTTGTTGAACCAAAAAATTTTTTAGATGGTAATATTATTTTTTTCTTATCCATTATTCAGATGTTGGAAACGCTCCTTTAGGTCCAAATAGTTGAACAAACTTATCTACCGCGGTTTTACCTGGTCTAATTCCAAAATAAAATAAAAATGGTGTGGATAATATTTGTAAATTACCCGTATAATTTTTTAATGTTGGTTTTAATATGTAATCAATATTGGTGTTCCACGATTGAGAATCCCATACACCAATACTACCTTTTCTAACCCATAAAGTACCCGCTAATGGAGTTTGAGTTGTTCCCGAAGTAATATGTAACACAGTAAACCCTTCTTCTTGATTATCGTATTGTAAATGAACATCAGTTGTGTCCTCAACATCAAATGAACCATCGTTTACATCTGCACCAACTATATTAAAGGTGTTACCGGAATAATCCTTTGTCATTGGAAACAAAACATAATTGTATGTTGTGTCACCCGTAAACGTATAACTAAATGTCATTCCCTGTAGTCTATGTGTCCTTATGGTATCGTAATCCCACGATTGATTATAACCTTCCCCAAAACCTTGTCCTTGTTTGTCCCAATAAAAAAACGGAACAATCTGTGATGATTCAGTCAACCTACCAGGTTCATTTAAACAAACCCTCACTCTATAACCATCATCATCCAAAACAAAATTTATTGGTATAGGTCCATTTGATGTTCCGGCTTGTGAACTAAATAATTGAGGATATGTGTCAGGGTCTAAAATTAATGGACTATATTGTCCGTAATATCTATTTTGTAAATCAAATTCTTCAACACCAACTTCGTTGTTTATTGATATTAATTGTAAAACGTCTCCATTTAATATTTCTTTTGTTGTATTAAATGGGAGATACGAATTAAATCCATTATTTTGAAAAAAATCTCTATATTCAAATGTGTTATTAGTATCTAATCTATAGTTAATGTAAAGCCCGAAAATTTCCTTAAAGTTTTGAAAAGATGTTGGTCCAATACTTCGAACAACCGAACAATTAGGGTCTAAAGATGGGTCGACACATATTTCTTTTATAAATTCATCTCTTGGTCCCAAATCCATAATTGTTGTTGGGTGTCTTAGTGTACTGAATGTTGTTCCGTTACTTACTGTAGATTGAAAAGACGAACCATCCCACTTAGTGGACCTATAATAAAACCTTTTAACGGGTTCGCCAGATGTTTTTTCACTTACCTTATAATACAATAAATCCTCACAATAATTTGTTCCTCTAACGTTCAAATCTAATGTTTCCTCATTATCCCATCTAACCCTTGCTTTAAAGGCAAACAGATAAAGAGAACCACCTAACCAATTTTCAATAAATGAATAATTTACAACACCTTCACAAAAAACTTTATTGATTAGTTTTCTTCTAGCATATTCTCTAATTAATTTAAAATTGTATTCCCAATTATTTATAGACGCAGCCGGTATTATTGTATAAGTCCCTTTTCTAAATTCAGAAAAACCACTTCTAGTACTACACGTCGAACAAGGATTGCTATTCGTATTATATGATATTTGTCCAACAGGTAACAGACTTGTACACGATGTTCCGTTTTGAACCGTGACTAAAGCTGTATTGTTATAATCATCATTAATATTTGAGGCACAATACGTTTGTTTAACAATCGTTTCGTCATATATTGTGTTCTGTGTATCGCAACCTAAAGACAAATCACCGGTAGAACCTGTTAAAGATTGTTGAGTTAGTTTAAGAGAAGAATCATATATTTCATAAGTGAATCCTGTCCATTGAAAATCACTTAAAGAAGAATTACCAACACTATCACCACTTATTGAACTATAACAACAAGAATTGGTTACTGACGATGGTCCAGAACAACCTATAGAATAATTCATACAACTTGATGTTGAAATATAAGATGTTAAATTACCATAAGACTCAATATCAGATATATCAACACGCAATACATACCACTTATTGTTTACCGGTGTTGGTATATCATAAACACCATAGGAACATTCACCTAATGTCGCATCACCAATAGATATTCTTACATTAGATAATGCAGTGTTACCGGAGGGTATTGAATAATAAAAGGCAACCATATAGGATAATCCTCTAGTTATCGTTCCCGCACTTTTTGTTACTGCATTTGACCAATCAATTGATAATGTCATAGTACTAGGGTCGTCTAATATTGTTTCAATATTTCCGCCACATGTTCTTATACTAGAGTGATAATATAAAACGTAATCATATACTGTTGTACAAATACCATCAGTAAACGTAATACTTGATGAAGTATTTTGTGAAGAAGTTGGGTCGGTACAATCACACGTTCCGTTTGGGGTTTGTCCAGACGCACAAGCCGGTTGAGAAAAAGGTGTTACATATAAGTCACTAATGGACCATCGACCTTCAAAACAACTATTTGTTGGACACGGAGATGGATAATCATATTGTGGGGGTATTCCATTATTACCTAATCGATACACTAACCAACCAAAATTATTATTATCATATCCCCTATAACCGGATTGAGTAGTGGGTGAACCACAAGAAAATTGGTCAATTGTTAACTGTGAATATGTGTTTACCTCTAAACTATTTAATCTATTAAGTTCATATGCATTTGCACTTCCATGTGGTAAATAACTTTTTAAAACAATATAATACGTTTTACCACTAATTGGTAAATTACTCGCACTATATATTAGGTCCAATGATTCACCAGTCGAATTACCGTTACAAGTTATTCCCGTAAAATTATAAGTGGGTAACGTTGAGCCACTTGAAGACATAATGAACTCGTCAATTGTATTATCGGGGTCACATATTGGTGAATATGGAGAACCATTAATATTTAAAGTATCTCTAACCGCAACCCCTTCCCCGACTTTACAATATAGTTCATCAGGTCTTTGAGTTGGAATAAGTATCTGTTCACTTGAAAAATCTTCACAAGTTTCACACTCAGGATAAACAACAATTGATAAATTAACAGTACCAAATCGTTGTAATGGTTCAATAACTAATGAATCAAAAACTTCAAAAGGTCTCCAGTCAATAATGGTTGAACCAAACGCCCTAATATATATTCTAATACTATAAAGAAATTGAAACGGAATTATTAATACTTGTATTGCGCCAATAAATGCTCCGTATATTATTCTTTCAAATATACTAATTACAGTTGCTAACAATATTGGAAAACTAAATCGTCTCCATCCATAATTAATTGGTGGTGTCACTATACTTGATTCACAGTCTTCTTCCTCTTTTGGTGATATGTCTTTTATACCAACATAATTGTCTTTACCACCTTTAAAATGACTCCCCATATACGAACTTACCGTATATACTTTATTATATGTAAACCTAAAAAAATAATCTTCAGGATAATAACTACCGTATGTTTGATTAAAAATCACAGAGTTTGTTGTAGAACCAGTTGGATAATCGTTCCAATCTAAAGAAAAAGCGTAAGAACCATCAACGTCAGAATCATATTCTCGTATATTTGGTAACAAATAACTACCAGTAAATCTAACTCTACCTAGTGTATTGTTTTTACCTGAAATTCTAAATCTATAACACGCTGATGTTGGTATACCTTTATTTGGGTCATTTGTAATTTCTGTTTCACCAAATTCGTTTGTGTACTGATATTCCATGTTCATGGGTAACGGAATCACAAACGAACCGTCTTCGTCTATATCTTCTTCTATTTGATACGTCTCTAATATTGGTCTACCCAATGAATCTTTTAAAGAAGTAAATCTTATCATTTCAATCTCCGCAGCAAAAGTTGTTAAATCACACTTTCTACCCATAGCACTTCTTGGTCGACAATTTTTGTTTAACGTGTTTTTACCTTGGTCAGAATATATTGAACCCAATAAATATGCTTTGGGTTCCACTTTTACCCCTTGACTTGATAAATCAAAATCTGTTCTTGTTATTCCAATTTCACATAAATCTTCATTTCCCCAAAAAGGAAAAACTTCAATTGTTTGATTAAAAGATACTATTTGAGGTAATGAATCTAAATCATCAGATGATTTATATGAATATGTATTTTTAAAACTATCAACACCTCTACCTTGTCTTATAAAATCATCGGGTCTCAATGAAAAACAACCAATATCAGATAAATCAACATCAACATGTATGATTTGTGTACCAACAGGTACACCCCATATCATAAAATCACCAGCATCATTTGTTTTTACGGTATACTTATAATATTTTTCATAAACTTCTAAAATCTCTTCTCTTGTTAAAATATCTAATTGGTCAGGAAAAGTTCCTGTTGGTTCGTGTCCACCGTGTTGTTTTCTACTTGGAAGTAAGTTGTATCGATAACCGTTTTCATTTCTATCGGTTACAGATGTATATGGGTACAATGAGGATATTACCGGGTCGTTCACATCATCATCTAAAATGGGTATAAAAATAGAAACTCTAGCATTTGGTACACCAAAACCATTGTTTACGAATATTCTACCACATACAACCCCATAATCAGAACACATGGAAGTATATGCTTCTGTCTGTGTAAATTTTAAAGACAATATCTCTAAAAGGTCGAAATCATTTTTTAATTCAACGACAACCTTTTGGTCTCTCCCAATGTTTGTAGAAATTCTATGTTTTTGCATTTCTATATAAATAGAAAATAAACAATTTTCTAATTAAAATAAATCCAATTTAAAATGTGGTTGTTCCTAATGTTTTAACTCTGACTTTAATATCTTTTTCAGGAAATCTAATTTGATATATTTGATTTGATTTCATGTAAATTGTCATGTCTGATTGTGCAATTTCTTTTGTGGATTCATTAACATAAGATTGGGCAACTTCTGATGATGAATATTCTCCACCAATGTTATTAAAAACTCTAACATCAACAGCATTTACTACACCCGTAACATCACCAATCATTCTATATAAATCACCAACTAAAAGAGGGTCACCCATTTTTCTTTTATCTATTGAAAAATATTCAACAACATCTTGAATCACCGTTCTAACTATTTCTGTTTGATTACCGTTTTTGTCTATTACAACATCTAACTCTAATGAAAAATCAACAACTTCCCCACTTTCGATTTCTAAAAAATCATTTACCATTCTATATTCTGACAAATAATTTATAATATTATTCTTTAAGGTCGTTGAAACAGTATCAATCAAATTACCATTTTCATCATACGATAGTAATTTGATTTTTATTTTATTATCTTCTTCCATTACATTAACTTTTGCAGGTGCACCATATAATGCTGGCATTGTTTCAATCATTGATTTATAATCATTTAATGTAACCGCTCTGTTTTGTGCTGCAAAATTATAAGATATCATGTTTCTAATTTCTTCAATTGTCGGTTGGTCCGCACCACCAATCGCTGGTGTTACGTTTGTTACCGTCAATGAATTTTGAACTTGAGTGTTTATATTTGAATTTGGTCCGTTAATAACAAAATCGATATCATCGGTACTTGTAATAATATTAATTCCTAAATTACTATCTCTACCACCCCCAATTCTATATTTTACAAATAAAGTCGTATTCGACTTAGGTAAAGCGCCTAAAGACGTGTTATTTAGATATACCCCCAAATTAACTTTTAAATTACCCGTATTATAATCATCCAAATTATCCATTGGATTTACATTACCCGAACCAAACGTTATTGAGAAATAATTCTCGGGGGTGTATTCTGTTATAAATTTATTTGAAACCGATAGATATGCACCAGAAATAAAGTTATCCGAATCTGATGATGATGTTGGGTCAGGTATAAAAACTTTATCTTGCATTAAAGTTTTTACTTCGTACCATTTATTTGTCGAAGATAAAAATTCTGAATCAGTGGGGTTACTAGCAAAAGATGT